GAAAACAGTCCCGAACAAGTCTTCGGTCAGTTCATCGTCCCAGCGTTCAGCGTCCCACCATTTCTCAGTCTTTGCGCCGATCTTTGGTAAGACGCTTTTGGACTGCCGGGTAAAGAAATCTCTGTATACTTTGGCGATCCGGTCCTTTTCTTCTTCGGTCGGGTTGCTTCTGGCCTTGCGTGCTTCGGCTTTGACTAAGATCTCCGGTGCCGCGTTGTATCTCTCAACGGTCGGATCTGTGTCTCTCGGTGAAGCTAACCCGCCGACCAGAACGTTCAGCGGGACAATGAGATCATCGCCGCCGTCAATAGCCGGTAAGTCAAGTCTTGCCCTTGCCTCGTTTCTGGATAAGAACGGAGCACCGACCGCGCTGGACAGGGTAGCAATCTTCTCTTCGTAAGTGCCCTCTGTCTTGATCGTGATGTCGTAAGCTACGTAATGCCGACGGTCTTCTCCGACTCTCGGTAATACGACCTTGTTGATCCTGTCGGTGGCCTGCATAAGCGTCGGAGCGAGGCAATCGTTATACAATGCCCTTGCATTATCCCTTGCGCTTGCGTAGGTCTGTCCTGAGCCTGGCCAGATCATCGCCGGGTTCACATGATAGACCGCTGCGCAGTCCTCTCTGGACAGCTTCACCGACTCCGCCCATTGTGCGTCGCGTGAATTGAACTGGACGGTCTTTATCTCCATGCCGTCTTCTAAAATCGGCATACCGCCGCCCTCTGCTGCCTGTGAGCCTGCCCATGATGTCTTCCAGGTCTCTTTGAACCGTTCAAAAGCTCCGTCGCTCCATGCGGCGACGTCTTTCGGCCTTGTCAAGTAAGCATTGAAGCGTCCGCCTCTATGCCACATCTGACGCCTAAACGAATTAGACTCGATCTGTTCATGAAGCGTCTCTTTTAATGCGCTTATTTTTGAATACTGACGCATCGGATCTGTCGGATCATAACCATGGAACAATACAAAGCTGTTCGACGGTACTTCTACCGGTGCCGACCCTTTAACGCCGATAACAATGCTCTCCGGTGCAAAAGGTGAATTGCCTTTGTAGCTCTGAATCCAGCAGGCCGGAATCGGTCTTAACTCCCATCCGCTGTCGGTTGTTTTGTTCGGCAGCAGTAAAGTCAGAAATCGCTCATACAGAAGCAGATCCGAATACATCCATCTTTTGAACTCGTACGAAGTCATGTCCGGATTCGGGTTTGCCAGTAATAAAGCCGCCGGACTGTCTATCACGCGCGGTCTGTCGGTATCACTTGCACGGTCATAGACTTTGATCGGGATCTGCGCTGCGTTATCCGCCAAGAAGCTGATGACCGCTCTCAAGTTCGGCTGTGTTCTGTAAAGTGTCGCCGCGTCCATGCTCGCGATCTGGACGCCGTAGTCGCCGCCGTATACGTACGTATATGTCGGACGGAATAAGTTTTTGAGGCCGGTAAAAATCGCCATTTTTTCTCCTTTACACGACCAGCACGCCTCTTTCGTTGTAGATGCTGTCGTATACTTTCGGTTGTTTAGTCTCTATCTGCGTCGCCGCTCCGAACGCCATTGTCACGGCTACAAGCGGCGAGATGTCCTCCATGCTCTTGTTTCTATCCCATGCCCATGCACCGTCCCCCATAGGCCGTGTAGACGCTACGTTTGCCGCAAGGTCCAATGCAGGCTGTGAAATGTGATAAACCGGTATCGCGTCAATTTCGGAGTCTTCCGCGTTTGCCGCTACCGCGTCATATAAACGCCCGCACCATCCGGCCACATCACGCCCGCTGCACTCGATGATCTCCACGCCGTCTATCGCGGCAAGAACGTCCATCATTGAAGCGATGGGCGCGCCTTTGCTTTGAAGCGCGACCTTCATGTTCGGATAGTTCGGTGCTGCACTCATAAACCATTTGGCAAGCCAGCCGGTGCCGCTTCGATACTCGGCAAGCTCTACATGATACGCGCCGTCTTTTCGTTTCCCGCAGACCGCTATGCTTGCGTGGGTTCTGTCTGCGGATATGTCAACTCCCCACCACAACGGAGAGTCTTTCGCAATATGACTCTTTTCGTCTTTGCCTGCGTCCCATGAGTCGACCGGGAACGGCGGCGTGACGGTTGACGTTACCCATTGGCATAAGCACTCCGTTTTGAAAACGTCTGCCGGGTCGTCTGCATAAGCAGCTTTTATTGTGGACAGCTCGATGGTATATCCTAAAGAAGGGTTTGCCTGTGCCCATGCGTTCCTGTCGCCTGGATCTGCGTTCGGATCTGCCGACCATTCAAACAGGCCGAGCATCGACCCCTCGTCTTCTGCCGGTGTCTCCGACTCTCCTAAAGCCTTGACGATACCGTCCGGATCTCCGAGCTGTGCGTGTGCCCTTAAACGAAAATGCCTAAGAACTACGCTCGTGCCGTCTCCGGCGTTGCTCATACACCACATAAGGGCGTTTTTTCTGGCCATGCCTGTTTTTGATAAAGCCGCCCATGCCTCCCATGTTTGGTGTTCTCGTAATTCGTCCAATAAAACAAGGTCGGCGCTTTTACCACGTCCGGCCTTTCTGTTTGAAGCTCTTACTCTGTAGTCACGGTTTCCGGATAACTGCAAACGCTTTGATCCGTTCGTATACCATACATGCTTTATAGCTTCTCTGAGCAGCGCGTTATTCTGTGCCATTTCCACGCACATCTGCCACGTATCTTCCGCGTTGCTTACATCCTGCGCCGTGCCTAATACAAGACCGACTTCAAGGCAATATAAAAAAAACAGAGCCAGCACGCACCCGAATAAGGTCTTGCCATTCTGTCTTCCTACCTCGACGATGACAGTCCTGTATCTGAACCGCCATCCGTCCACACCGTCCACCACTTCAAGCGCATGGACAGCCAGCCATTTCTGCCAAGGCAGCAGGTCAACTTCCAGCTCATTTTTTGCAAAGTCTATCAATTCAAAACCTGCGGTTGTGTCAGGCGTTAATTCGCGCAAAGGCGGCGTAAATATACGCGGAGTTTCTTTGCCTTTTATGCCTGCTTCTTCCATTTTGAATTACCTACCAGTGATAGCGTCTTTGTCTCTGTTTGTTTATCATCTTTTGTAGCGCCCAGCTGCGTCAGAACTGCAAGGTAACTTTTCAGCAATTTCTCATAAGCAGAAAAAGCAGGGTTTTCGCGGATACCCGTCTGACCGCCGCCGTTATCATAAGGCATGACAATCGGCATTTCTTTCATGGCTTCGCGGGACTCTTTGAGCTTTTCGCGGATAAACTCCGCGTCCCGCATTAATTCATCTCTGTGTTTTTCCTTTGCCACGGTTCCCATCCTTCCGGCGTTTCGTCAAAGTTCGGGAGAGCGTCAAGCCATTCTTTGTAAAAATCTGCAAGTCCTGAGTCAACCGTTATACAGGTCTGTTCTGCTCGCGGATTCGTGTCCACGTTTGCGCTGCTTTCAATCACGCAGTCATATTCAGGTCCGTAGCAGACCATGACTTTCATGTGTGTGCGACAACGTAGCACACGGCCGCCGCATTTCGCGACTGTTTTTGTCAGCGTCTCCCTTATTTTCTTGTAACGTGCATGAGACTGAAAAACCTCTCCGACAACATAATCTATTCGTTTAATCAGTCCACGGTCCACCCACTTGTCGACCTCATCCGCGTCAACCTGGGCCATACACCATGTTGTTAATATTACATAATCAAGCGGCTGGTCCTGTGCTACCCGTCGCAGATAAGTGAGCGCGTCCACGTCCCCGTAACTAACAACGTGATAAGCGTTTCCTTTTTCTAAGTGCCACGGTAGCGCTTCGTCAAGCGCCGCTTCGCTAAGTAGTCTTAGCTTTTGATGTGTACTAAGCGTTTTATATGTTGCGACCTTGCGCCGTGACTCCGCCGTGTCAAGATCCGCCCTGGAATCGTCTGCTGGAGGAGCGTCTTTCCCGTCGCCCCCCCCTATAGAATTAAAAAAACTGAAATCAAAATTTCCAAATTCCATTGACTACCGGCCCTCAACCACCCGGAGGGATAAATCAT